CCAGTATTTAAGTTTGTAGTGTATACTGTATTGGTAGTTTCACTAGCATCAAAGATTATAGTCCAGGCTGTGCCGTTCCATTCTACTATGTCATTGGCACCTGCTACTAAACCTGAGTTATCAGCATTTCTCCAAGCAACAGGATTTTCTACAGCATCTTCGTTACCAACATCTTCTAATAGCAGCAATCGCACACCTATAGCTTTGATCCCAGAAGGGTTAAAGCGTGTAGGATCTATGATATAATCTATACTGGTTCTACTAGCAATAGGACTGGTTATAATGTCATCCTGCGGAAAGCTGTCTGCGTCCCAGTTGATTGAAACTTTGCCTTCGTCAAACGGATTTAAGCTAATAGTACCGGTAACTGTTACGTTACTGTCTAGATTAGATAGATAAATTCTACTAACATCGGCAACATAGTTACCAGGCAGTGCTTCAAAAATATCTCTCCAATTTTTATTACCTACAGTACCTCTAGAAATTAACTGTGCTGTTGTACCGTCAATGTAAACACCGTAGGTGTTGTAGTTTACATTTGCCATTTGACTAGTTAGTGCAGTAGCAGGTCTCTTGCCAAATTCATTTTCAATAGAACCAGGTACTGCAAAATCATCATAAGCATTAGTTTCAGGCGCAGATACACCCGTTTCGATTGTTCCTCTAGTTTCGTCAAACATACTAGTAATGATATTAGTAATAACACCCATTTTCTTAACTTTGCTGGGCGGACTAATATAGATAGGAATACTAAACGTTAGTGTAGCAATGTCTATTTCTGTGTCAACACCTACAGGTATACTTCTGTTTGTAAATTGTACACTTTCTAAATTAACTACTGTAATACTAGTCCAATCAACAAAATTATCTGTAGTCTGTATTTCAAGACTAGGATTAAATAATACCAATAACTGTTCTAGTATTTGTAACTTTTGATCTGTATTTGAACTCCATATATCTACGTTAGTTCTCATCATGTAAGGTGTAGGTATTAGTCGCTCAACAGTATAGTTAGGACCTTTAGTATTTAGGTATTCTCCTGATTCTTCGTCAAATTCACGTTCGCGTATGTTTACAGAACGTGTATAAGTAGCATCAGTTAATCTATCTTTGTCTAATTCTAATGCTGTAATATACACACTCATTCTAGGAGCACTAGGTAACTTATTCTCTGAGTTATCTCTTATAATATTAGCAACCTGTCGTGTTAAATCTCCATACATAACAGGAACTATTTTTTCTTGACCTTTGCCGTCCTTAACAGGAAAGTTACTAACCAATCTCATCAATTGGGTAACATACCGTCTTATTTGTCCATCATAAAAATGTAACATTAGTTGTCCGCCTTAGGTCTAAGTGCTTTTGATAGTGCTTGGCGCTCTTCAACTACTTCACCGTTAATAGTATTAGTGTTAGTATTATTGATAAACGAAGTTCTGTGAGTATATCTTTCTAGAGTATTTGTTAGTGTCATTCTAACATCATCTTTGTATTTGACCCAACGAGCGCCATCATAGTGGAACATTCTATTGGGCATGTAATCCGTTCTAAGAAAGAAATCACCTTCTACAGGACTGCGAGGAAATTGTATACCAAAACCGTAAGGTGCAGCATTAGGTGTTGACCCGTCACCGTAATTTAATAGATAACCTGAATAGCCTTCTCTAGCAGGCCTGTTAACAATTTCATCAGCACTGGTACTGATGTTGCTAGCATCTATATCTGTTTCGTCAGCAGTTTGCAGTGCAACAGTTCCGTCTTCATTAGTTGCTACAGTATAGAAATGACTAGTTGTAAAACCGCTCTTAGGAGCATCAGCTTCTGCTTGTGCAATTACAGCACTATTAATCTGCATTTCTTTTTCATAGGTACTAAGCACATCTCTTAGTGTTTGATTACTGTCTTCTGATGCAGGTAGATCTAGTATTTCGCTGTATTCCTGTCCATCGTAAATTTGTTTAAGTTTTAGTCTATACAAATGAGGCCACCAAGTTTGACTAAATCCTTCAGCTGCTCTGTTTACATCTTCTACTACATAAAAACGTTTTAAGGCCATACTATAGTCGTTCAGCGCATACTCGTCTTTTAAGTGAGGAAGTTCAATTACATCACCTGATATGATTTTTCTACCTAGTGTTTTTACACTGTCTCTAATGTGTATAGTTAAGAATAGCGTGTCGTTACTTAAAAATAAACCAAATTGGCTTAGATTAAAGTCTATATCTTGTATGTTATAGATACCACGCATAGTGTAAACGCTGGTATCATATTTTCTATCTCTATTTTCTAAAAATAGCAGATCTTGTATGTTAGTTTCCTTAACAGCGTCATATTGAGGCTTGTCTGCTGTAGCATCACCATCAGCAGGATTTACAGGACCCATGTACTTGTGTATGTTTATGTCTGTACCGCCAACAGTGAACATTTCTGAGATCTGTCGATCTAAGAATTCGTAATCATTGCCGCGTTCAGGTTTAAATAGAGATATTCTTGGCATGTTTATATTTATGCTGCGATAAATACACTACGGAGAACTATAGATGGCAAATTTAAAGGACCAAAAACAAGAGATTTTTGACTATGTGCATGCCATGCTGGGCGGCGGCATGATTGACGTAGAACTAGATCCTATACACTATGAAACTGCACTATCAAAAGCATTAGCAAAACTGCGACAAAAAGGCAGCGGGTCTGTTGAAGAAAGCTACATTTTCTTAGAAACAGTAGTAGATCAAAATGAATATATACTTCCCGCAGAAGTAATTGAAGTACGACAAGTTTTCCGTAGAAGTATAGGCAGTCGAAGCGGCATGGGATCGGGCGGCACACTGTTTGAGCCTTTTAATTTAGCCTATACAAACACATATCTATTATCGAGCTCAAACATGGGCGGACTAGCAACTTATGATTTTTTTAGTCAATATCAAGAACTTGTAGGACGTATGTTTGGTTCTTTTATTGAATTTAAATGGAACAGTGCTTCAAGAAAGCTCACTTTACTACAGAGAATGAGAGCAGAAGAACAGCTGATGTTATGGTGCTATAACTATAGACCAGACACACAGTTGTTAGAGGACTATCTTGCTAAACAGTGGATCAAAGACTACACCCTAGCCACTTGCAAATACATGCTGGGTGAAGCTCGTAGCAAGTTTGCAACTATTGCAGGGCCACAAGGTGGCGGCTCACTCAACGGCGACGCACTAAAGAGCGAAGCACAGCAAGAACTAGAAAAGCTAGAAAAAGACGCAGAACAAGCTGTTGCAGGCGGCGTTGGTTATACATTCGTAATTGGATAACTGTTGACAAATCTTTAGTTCTAAGTTATAGTATAGATATACCTTAGGAGCGTACAATGATTGTTGGAGTTTGCGGACTAATCGGCAGCGGCAAAGGCACCGTTGCTGACATACTTGTTGAAGAACATAATTTTAAGAAAATTTCGTTTGCTGATAAACTTAAAGATTCTGTAGCAGAATTGTTTGGTTGGCCTAGACATTTGCTAGAAGGTGATACAACAGAAAGCAGATCCTGGAGAGAGCAGCAGGATGATTTTTGGACTGCTGAAACTGGCAGAATAATTACCCCTAGACTAGTACTACAAGAATTTGGCACAGAGTGCATGCGCCAAGGATTCTTTGACGGTATATGGGTCAGCATTGTTAAACAGCAAATCACAGCAGATCCTTACACAGACTGGGTAATTCCAGATACTCGATTCCCTAACGAAATTAAGATGCTACAAATTATTGGCGGACAAGTTTGGTGTGTTACAAGAGGTGAAACGCCTAGCTGGTTCAGTAACTATAGAGAACAGGGTATTGTACCTAAGGATATTCATGCAAGCGAATGGGCCTGGGGGCAAACTAGCTTCAATGAAGAAATAGCCAATGACGGCTCGTTAGACGACCTTAGAAATCAGGTCTCAGATCTCCTTGCTTCCAACGTACACCTTCTTTCTGTATAATACGTTGACAGTTAGCACATACTGTTTTTAAATTGTTTGGTCGACAGTTGTTTAGGTCGCCATCAACGTGAAATACATTAAACTGTTCAGGATGTTTGCTTTTGAAGCCACACTTCTCGCAAACATCCTTTTTTGCATATCCGCTCTGCTTCCATTTAGGAATGCCATGTCCCACGCCACTACGAAGACACACTTCGCATAGTTTGCGATAGTAGGTTTTCTTTCCTTTTTTATAATTAACGGCTGCAGGTCTCTGTCCGCAGAGGCAAAGTGGTCTCATATTGTATTTACCTCACCTTTTCTGCCCCTTTTTTGGACTGTATTATAGCCCTTTTTGCTTTGATTATAATAAATACATGCAACATAGTCCAATAGGAGAAGATAACATGGCACTAGTATCACCTGGAGTAGAAGTAAATGTAATCGACGAGAGTTTTTATACTCCGGCCGGTGCAGGTACTGTACCAATAATTTTTATAGCCACTGCTGAGAACAAGACCAGCGCAAGTGGTTCAGGCACAGCAGTAGGAACGCTAAAAGCAAATGCTGGCAAGCCTTATTTAATTACAAGCCAGAGAGAACTAGGCGACACATTTGGTGATGCGCTGTTCTATTCTGACACAAACGGAAATATGATACACGGTGGCGAGCTAAATGAATACGGCTTGAACACTGCATATTCACTGCTAGGCGTAAGCAATAGAGTTTACGTTTGTAGAGCAGACCTAGATACAACTAAATTACAAGCTAAGTCCGTTGCTCCTGGCGGCGAGCCTGTAGATGGATCATATTGGCTAGATACACGAGTAACATCCTTTGGTGCTCTAGAATGGAATGGCTCAGCAATTACAGTTTCCGGCGGGCAGTCTTTCACATCAGTAAGTCCAATAGCTATTGTTGACGCTACACAGTTAGTTGATGAAACACCTGGTGAAGCACCTAAAGCTTCAGTAGGCGCTGTTGGTGATTATGCAGTTGATACTACTGCCACAGACAATAAACTATGGTACAAGGC